CCCGACTAGAGATTCTGACCCATTGCAGAAGGTGAAATTCAGAGTATCCGATCCTCCGAATGCACCTCGAAACATATAATCAAATCTTTTTTTTCTCTGCAATGACGTCACCTTTTCCGAGTCAACAATACTCGTACTACCTACAGCGGTAATACAAGCGTCAATTAGTCGATGCTCTGTATTTATTAGTTTACGCGCAATATTTTTATCACAGCGCTCTAATAAACCGAATCCAATGTCACTCTTTTGCATAAAGGTAGTTCTTTCAAACCCCATTTCACCATTACAGCAAAACGAAGTCCTAAATCCACCCAAAGTACCGTCAGGTCTGTAATGTTCAGGATCAGAAGATTTCTCCTCATCACCATCCCACCACGTCTCATTCGAAATACTCTGTGCAAACGCAGCACACTTTTCATAAACCCGTGGCATCGATCGAACTCGAAAGCACTCATTCTCAAAGCTGATGTTAACCAACTTAGCGTTCTTAAGCTTGATACTTGTCGCCCAGTGCCACTCCGTGAACAGTTCCGAAGAACCGCCTTTGGATGCTTTACCGCGCTTACGTATCAATCGGTAATCTTTTGGTACTTCGAAATTGTTGATGCTGTCGACTGTCGGGATCGCGGCATTAGACGTTATAAACCAATAACGTTCCTGCTCTAACAACCCTAACCTCCTTAATTCATCGATAAAATCTTCGCCTCCAGTCCGTAAGGTTTCTCTCGAACCCACGACCCACGGTAGGTCTTCACTAATCCCTTATGGAATCTGAAGAATGTCCTAAGCGCTCTTCCTCTCAGACCTAAACCATCTTTCAACAGTTCAGACCCAATTGGAAAAGGCCTCGTAAAGTCGTTTAGCGCTCGTCCGAGATCCGCCAAACTACACCTCATAAGAGTGCCAAGCCGGCAAACGGGGAGTTGTCGAACTCCTCTTTTATCAGCCCAAAAATAAGTACTATTAAGTGCAAAAAAAGAACCGTCTACAAAGGTTTTTCCGGAAGAGAGCTCCAATCCCAAAGCAGCAACACCATCCATCCATCTATCAATAACACATCTCTCTGCTTTGAAAACTATATCATCACCATTAATTCTTACGTGATCATCGTCAACACGATCGTGGGGCACATAGTACCTGAAAGCCAGGTAATTTTGTAAACACAACAGGGGGAAACTTAAG